CATCAATTTTGATTCCTATAATAATCATCTAGTGTCCCTCTGACCTGAGGCAAAACTGATGGAGTAGCATTTAAAATAGCCTGTCTTTCTTCTTGTATAACAACATCATTAGGTGTTACAGGATATGATGGTGTAACTGAGTCATCTAATTCTGGATAGGATGTTATGATAGGTATTTGTGATTCAACATTCGGAGCACGTAATTGAGGATTCATATTATCGTTCTTAAACAAGAAATAGTAAGTTTTACTATTTGTTGGCCCGGGTGCAGTATTGTAAATTGGCACTGTCAAAGTGTTTCTGCTAAGAGGGAACAATTTTTTGACATCTAAAAGATCAGACAAAACAGTAATGCCTTTTGTAGTTACTCGCATCACTTGTAAAACTTCCATTAATTCTTGTCCGTCAACAATAGTAAAAGAATTATAAATTCTTTTTTCTTGTTCTGGTGTTGCCGCACCTGTTAATAATATTGAATTTAATTCCTCTTGCGTCATGCCTGAACTTATTAATGCAATTGTTACAGCCGGACTCACAGCAGCATTTTGTTGCATTACCTGTAATAATGATGACGGCAATCCAAAATTAGAAATTTTTGCAAGATTTAATGCTCGCCCTAAATTAATTAAATCTTGACCAAATGCTTTCGCACTTAAACTTACTCCGGTAATGTCTGATGTAATCATATCATTCATGTTACTATAAGTACCGTCTGCAAATTCTTGTGATTGATATAGTGCATTAATAACTTGGTTTGATTGATTTTGAAAAGCATTATAACCAAGCATTGTTTGTGCAACATTCTTAAGTGGTACACTGTACGTAGGATCATTTAACTTTTCTGGATTACCGTTATAGTTAAATTCATTATAGGCTTGTAATGCTAATAATCGTAAAAATCCCCACTGAGTGGCACTAACGTTTACAGCAGTTGCATTCCAATCTTGCCATTTTGCAGATTGTCCTTGTCCGGTATTTCCTGGTATAGCATATCCATTTGTTGCTTGACCTGACCAAGTATTACTTGGATCTTCATCGGTGTACGTTGGGGGCTTGCTATTTCCAAGTCCAGGAATAGTTGCTTGACCTATTGAAATTAAATTAGTATAAACTGTATTGTTTACAGTATAACTAGGCATTGTTCCAGTGATTGTAACATCCTTTACAGATTGTGAAATGCTTACATTCCATTTACTTAACGTACCCTCGCCTTGTATGTTGCTTACTATGGTAGTACCTGCTGTAACTCCTGTTCCTGTCAAACTCATACCAACTTGAATATAGCCGCTTGTTAGATTTCCTACAATTAGTGTAGTACCATCAATATAAGAATTTGACATGACCCCTACACTGCCAGGCTGTCCTCTAACAAAAGCATCGTTGATAGCATTAGTTAAAGATTTCAAACAAGTATCATTGATTAATGAGCCTGGTGTATAATTATTATTTGTTTTGCTTGAGCCGTAATATTCTTGTGCAACAGGGTTAATAGAAATACCCTGGTTTCTTAGTAATCCGCCTAGCGTGTTTATACCTAGCGGGCTTTGCTTACCGGACAATGCCATTAGTTTATCCTGTGCCCGGAATAGGACCTAGTACATTAAAATTTGTAGTCCACATAATAGGATCACCACATGTACACATACATCCTATATGAATAGGACTTTGCATAGCAGGACCTATTTTTACTGTAAGTATGGGCGGGCCAATAGTTACTGCTACTGCGCACAGCGGGTCTAATGGTGCGGGTGGATGTGGTGATACTAAACTAGGAAAACATGCCATCGGTCTACTAGTAGGTCCTATTAGTATGTTTGGAATTCCAAATAGTAATAGGCCGCCGAATGCTGTGCTGTCGCCTATACTACAAAGAGGTACTCCCGCCATTTACTTTATCCTAATATAACTTTTTTATCAGGTACTTTCAGTCCTGTTGTCGCCTCAATATACTTTGTACGAACATTTTCGTCTGTGCTAGCAATTAAAGCAATACTATGTGTATTTAGTCTGACATTTTCACGCTGGTTGCTAGTAAATAAACTTGGTACTAATCCTAAGCCACCCTGCGGACCAGGACCTATACTAACAGGACTTCCTATAGCATAGTGCGAATCATTTATTTCTAATAACTTTGCTACAAGTTCTTCGCCGCTGTTTAGCTTGAAAGTATAAATTTCTTCTAATTCTAAATTCATTTTTATTTTGCCTCTAAGTATTTTACCAAATCATCATAACCGCCGATATGGTTTTCATCTATAAAGATTTGAGGTACGCTACGTGCGTTAGGAACAACCTCAAATAGTTGTTCACGGTTCCAACCAAAACCCAATTTGCGTTCTTCTATTTCAATACCCTTATTTTTTAATAATGTGTGTGCCTTTGTGCAATTAGGGCAGTCAGGCTTACTCCAAACAATCGCTTTCATCTATATCTCCTTATAATGATGGTAATTCTTCGTAATCTAATTTATCACTCATTATACCTATGACATAATTAGTGCTTTCATTTTCTTGTAATGCTGTCTGCTTTTTACTAGTATCACTATGTTTATTGAACCATGGTATGGGTGATACTTTGGGTGCTGGCTGATTATATTTAATACCAATTTCTTTTAGTGCTGTGTTGGCTGTGTAATCAACAAAGTCTTTTAATATGTTTGCGTTTAAACCAATTACACTACCTTTACTGAATAGATAATCTGCCCAATCTTTTTCTTCACGTATTACATCCATATACATTTGATAGACTTCTGACTCGCATTCTTGTTTTGCCTTTGCAAATCGTGTATCTTCTTTGACAACTTGATTAATTAACCAAGCAGTCCATTCTTTATGTAATAGTTCATCTTGTAAAATCAAACTGATGATATTGCCATTGCCTATAAAGATTTTGTTTTCGACCATTGCTAAACTTGTAGCAAAACTTACCATGAATCTAAATGCTTCAAGTGCATAACTAGCATTGAGTGCTAGCCAAATTGCACGAACATGGTCTGCTTCTTTGATCTTCTCTCCTGCTTCTTTACGGCAATTAAGTAAATGCAAATCATCGTAGTACTTGCCAACACTACTTGCCATATCAACGATTTCTTTTGTATCGTGAATAGTGTTGAATACATCTTTAGGAATATTATAGATGTTGCGTATGATGTGACTATAACTACGACTATGAATGTTTGTCTCAAAGAACGTCCAGTTATAAACTAATGCTTCTAGTTCTGGCAAACTAATAACAGGCGTAAAGATTTGGCTTGGTCCACGACCCTGCAAACTATCTAATGCAGTTTGACGCAATAGGTTGCTAGTAAATATGTGCTTGACCGCATCACTAGCATCTTTGAAGTCATTGACATCTTTTGTCAAACTTGTTTCTTCTGGGACCCAAAAGAAACCACGTGCTGTTGCTTCTAGTTTTTGTAGTTTGTTATATTTGACTTCTTCAAATCTTTGAATAGTGACTGGACCTTCTGGGTCTAGAAACATTTTACGATTGAGATAATCTGTTTTTGTTTTTAGGTTGTATTGTTCTTTACTCATAATTTATTTCATCTCCAAATCTTAGTCCAAATATCATTCTCTTGTTTTCTTTTATGTCGTTCACCTTGTTGACCCAATGCATTTCATCTGCTGTATATATTAATAATCTATTAGGTGAAGGTGAATTATTTCCGCTTGTGAAACACAATTCCCCGCCCCAACTATCGTCCCATTCTGTATGACAAAAAATAAATGCTTTAACAATTTTTTTTAATTGATCTGCTTTCGAGCCCACATACCTCACATCAAAATGTTTGGGTATCTCATAACCTGTAGTAGCAAACATAAAAAATGCACAATCTAAATCAAGTGGTATAAGATTATTTTTTGTTATTTCATTTAATATTAAAGTGTGTATTTCTTTGTAATGGCTTCCTAATGCATATTGTGGACGAACTAAATCTCCTTGTAAGTTACTTAAAGAGTAATCCCATCCTGTTTTACTTTCTGTATAAAATTTTGAAATCTTTGTTGATTTTTTTGTTGCCGCTTGTAAACTTTGTGAGCATTTATTTTTGGCTAAATTATTTAGCCAAAAAAACAAATTTTCTGGTAAAAAATTATCTCTTACTATAACCATTATAATTTACATGCTTCACAATCTTCTTCGCTTTGACTAACGGCTTCAACCACATTGCCTACTGATTCTTCAACTACCTTCGCACCTGCTTTATTGATCAAACTATAATAGAATGTCTTTAGTCCCCAACTATGTGCCAGCATCAAATTTTTAGCGATTAGTGTAGTTGGAACTTTACGATCAG